CGATATTGTAAAGGAATGGTCTGATGGCAGCCAATAGCAATAGAGCTTTAACCCTTTCAATTGTAGCCGACATTGACAGTCTGCAAAAAGGATTAAAAAAAGCAGATACTGAAATTGAAACTTTTGGCAGTAAGGTCACCGAATTTGGCAAAAAGGCTGCTGCTGCATTTGCAGTCGCTGCTGCTGCTGCCGTTGCCTATGGCACTAAATTAGCCGTTGATGGGGTCAAGGCTGCCATTGAGGATGAGGCTGCACAGTTAAGGTTAGCTGCTGCCCTACGCACCGCCACAGGGGCAACTGATGACCAAATAAGGGCAACTGAGGCTTATATCCTAAAGACATCTTTAGCAACTGGTGTGGCTGACGATCAGCTTAGACCAGCCATGCAGAGATTGGCAGTATCAACCAAATCAACTGAGGAAGCCCAGAAATTATTAAACCTTGCTTTAGATATTGCTAAAGGTCGAGGATTAGAATTAGAAACTGTTGCAAACGCATTAGGTCGAGCACAGGATGGCAATACTACTGCTCTTGGCAGATTAGGTTTGGGTTTATCAAAAGCAGAATTATCAACCTTATCTTTTACCGAAGTTCAAGCCAAATTATCTGATCTTTATGGTGGCTCAGCAGCTGCTAATGCTGAAACATTCCAAGGCAAGATTGATCGCTTAAAAGTAGGATTTGATGAAGCCAAAGAATCATTAGGTTTTGCTTTATTGCCACAGGTTGAAAAGTTTATTGGTTTCTTAAATCAAACTGGCATTCCTACTCTCAACGCATTTATTGCAGGATTAACTGGCGATCAAGGATTAAGTGCAGGATTGCAAGAAAGCCAAAAGAGTGCAGAAACATTTGGAAAAGGTATTGCAGGGCTTGCTGGAATCATAAAGGGTTTCATTTCATTTGTTAGAGAAGCAATAGGTTTATTAGTTGAACTTGCAAATCAAGCAATTAGATTCGTTAATATAATTAAGCCCGGAGCAGACATCGGATATATTCCAGCGGTATCAAGAGCTCCGCAAGCGTTAGGTCAAGGCGTTCCATCGTTGCCATCATCAGCAAATGTTCGTGAAAATCGAACAACTGTTGTAAATAATATTTCTGTCCAAGCACTAGATTCTGAAGGTGCTGCTAGGGCTGTGCAAAAAGTGCTCATTGATAGTTCATCAAGATCAACGCCTACATTTGGTGGCGGTGGATCGATTGTGTTTCAATAATGACAGTTTGGACACCTGACTGGAAACTGACTGTTGCTGGTGTTGATTACACCGACATTGCAATAAGCGATATTGCTCATCAAGCGGGTCGAACCGACATTTACACTCAAGCAAATCCGTCTTATATGCAAATTACTTTAGTTGCTTTATCTGGTCAAACCTTGCCATTTGATATTAACGACAGTTTAGCCTTGCAAGTTAAAGATAGCTCAGGAACTTATGTTAATTTATTTGGTGGTGATATAACAGATATTACTGTTGAGGTTGCTCGTTCCGGAAATGTATTTAATGTAATTTCTTATACTCTTTTAGCAATGGGCTCATTGGTTAAACTAGCCAAAGAAATTTACAACGACACTTTAAGTCAAGATTTTGATGGCGACCAAATGTTAGTTTTGTTAAGTTACTCATTGACAAATACTTGGAATGAAGTTCCAGCAGCTGAGGATTGGGCTGGCTATGATGCCGCAACAACTTGGGCAAATGCTGAAAACATTGGACTTGGTGAAGTAGATACTCCGGGATTATTTGAAATGGAAAACAGGGGAACTGATCCTGATACTGTCTATAACATTGCATCAGCAATTGCCAATAGTGCTTTAGGTTATTTGTATGAGGACAATCAAGGAAACATTGGTTATGCAGATGCCGACCATCGCCAAACATATTTGACTGCTAATGGCTATACAGAAGTTTCTGCTAATGCAGCATTAGGTTCAGGATTAAGGACTACGACAAAAGCAGCTGATATTCGTAATGATATTTATATAAACTATGGCAATAATTTTGGATCTCAAGTTACCGCCACAGATGCAACCTCAATTGCAAATTATGGTTATAGAGCCGAAACAATAAACTCATTGATCCATGATGCTGATAATGCTCAAGAAGTTGCTGACCGGTATATCACCTTAAGATCTGCTCCATACCCTACTTTTGATGCCATTACCTTTCCAATTACAAACCCTCAAATTGATAATTCTGACAGAGATGCTCTATTAGGTGTATTTATGGGACAGCCAATTCATATCACCGATTTGCCGGCTCAATTCCAAAACAGCAGCTTTGAGGGTTATGTTGAAGGATGGCGTTGGAGCGTGCGATTTAATGAATTGTTTTTGACTATAAATCTATCACCAGTCAATTTTAGTCAAGTAGCAATGAGGTGGAATACTGTGCCGATAGGTGAGGCGTGGAATACTGTTTCAGCAACCCTTGACTGGTATAATGCCAACATAGTCGCCTAAAGGAGAAAAATGCCTACCACTAGTAATAACTTTGCTTGGACAATTCCAAGCGACACAGATCTTGTAAAAGATGGCGCATCAGCTATTAGAACCCTTGGTAATGCCGTTGATGCCAGTTTTGCATCAGTAACATTAAGAGCTGTTACTACCACATCAGACACTTTTGTTTTGGCTGACCTGAGAAACAAATTGGTTACATATTCAAACGCAGCAGCCATTGCGGTAACTATTCCATTAAACAGTTCCGTAGCATTTCCAATTGGAACATCAATAAACATTACTCAAACTGGAGCAGGTCAAGTAACTATTTCAGGAGCAGCAGGAGTAACAATAAGATCAACTGGTGCAACTGCAACAACACCAAAAACCAGAGCACAATACTCAGCAATTACTTGCGTAAAAATTGCAACTGATGAATGGCTTTGTCTTGGAGATATTTCTTAAATGATCAAGTTAGGCATTGTCGCTGCACAAGATTATGTTCGAGGAATTTTTATTGAATATCTTGTGCAAGCTGGTGGAGGCGGTGGAGCTTCTGATGGTCATAATGGGCAAACCGGTGCAATGCCCGGAGGTGGTGCAGGAGGATATAGAGCTGCTCAAAATTTATTATTAAATTATTCTACAAATTACACAGTTGAAGTTGGCGCGGGCGGAGCAGGTGGCGCATCGACAACAGTCAATGAAGGCGCAGCCGGAACTAAAGGCAGTAATTCTATTTTTGCAACTATCACTTCAACTGGTGGTGGAGCAGGGCAAAAATCAGATACAGATGGTCAAGCGGGTGGATCAGGTTCAGGAAGTTATGGTTTCCCATTAAATACTAGAGATGTTGGTGCTGGCAATGAAGGTGGTTATTCACCAGTTGAAGGATATGCAGGTGGCAAAGGTTATACAGATGGAGTAACTTATACGACTGGTGGTGGCGGAGGTGGTGCTGGAGCAGCAGCGACACAAAAAACAAATGCAAATGGTGGAGATGGTGGTGTTGGAGTTGCTAATTCAATTACTGGTTCATCTTTGTATTATGGAGGTGGCGGAGGCGGTGGAGCAACTTCACTTGGAAGTAGTGGAGGAACTGGAGGATCGGGAGTTGGTGGAAATGGTGGCGTAGGAGCAACTGCCCCAACAAATGCAACAACTAATCGAGGCGGTGGTGGAGGCGGTTCTGGCACAAATGGAACTAACCCAACTCAAGCAGCTGGTAATGGCGGTTCAGGTGTTGTTGTTTTAAGATGGCTAACAAATGCTGGAACAATAACAGTTGGAGCAGGTTTAACGGCTGATGCAACCGGCACAGATGGTGCTTACAGTTATAAAGTATTCACGGCTGGTTCTGGCAATATAAGTTGGAGCGTATAATGGCACATTATGCTTTTTTAGATGAAAATAATATTGTAATCAAAGTAATTGTTGGAATTGACGAAAATCAAATGATTGAAGGATTAGATCCTGAAACTTGGTATGGTAATCAACAAAATTTAACTTGCGTTAGAACTTCTTATAATTCAACAATTAGAGGCATTTATGCTGGTATTGGATATTCTTATAATTTAGATGAAGATATTTTTGTTTTACCTCAACCTTATCCATCTTGGGTAAGAATAGGTTCATATTGGTATGCGCCAATTGAAATGCCAGATGATGGTAAGTTTTATAAATGGAATGAAAGCATTTTGAATTGGGTTGAAATTGAAACCTTGGCTGAGTAAAGCAGCTGTTCAATTGCGGGAGCAAATTGATGATTCCTTCCCAGAGCGTAGTCGCAAATCTGATGGGTGGATTGGTGATGCTAGACATAGCACACGAAAAAGTGATCACAACCCAGATGCAACAGGATGCGTACGAGCAATTGATATTGACGCTCGGCTTTCTGACGATAGAGGGCTTTCAGCATATTTGGCAGATCAAATTCGATCATATGGGAAATCCAATGGTCGCATCAGTTATGTAATTCATCAAAGCCGTATTGCTTCCCCATTGTTTGGATGGCGTTGGAGATCCTATAAAGGCAATCCTCACAACCATCATGTCCATGTAAGTTTCAAGAAAGATCAAGATAAGAATTCAGAGTTTTTTCATATCCCACTACTAGGAGGCAAAGCATGAAACTATCAAACAAACACAAGGCAGCGATTAAGTCATATTTGAGAGCTGTGGCTGCTTCCGGTATAACTGTCCTGTTGGCAATTGTTGCTGACATCCGACCAGAGTTTGCAATCCTTGCTGGAGCATTGGTTGCACCTATTGCTAAGGCACTTGATCCAAAGTCCGGCAAAGAAGCTGATTATGGACTTAATGCAAAATGACAGCCAACGAATGGGTTGGTATAGCCGTTGGCGTATCCGCCGTATCTACAAGTTTATTACTGGGTCTGCGTTGGGTTATTAAATCTTATCTAAATGAATTAAAGCCAAACTCAGGCTCAAGCATCAAGGATCAAATTACAAGACTTGAACAGCGTGTCGATGATCTGTTTGTCTTAATCAGTAAGCGATAATTTTAATTATGGCGAACACACGAAAACCTATCAAACGCAAAAAGATCAATCGTCGAGTCGTTCGCCAATCTCCTGAACCATTATCAAAGATAGATCAGCATTACACCGCATTACACGAATGCTATAAAGCAGCTAGAAAAGCAGGATTCACACCTGAGCACGCTTTTTGGTTGATGACTGAACACAAAACATTCCCTGATTGGATTGTGGGCGATGGTGGGATCATCCCATCCATAGATCCAACTGACGATGAGGATGACGATTAAGCGATACTTGGTCATTTCGGATTTACAAATTCCATACCACCATGAAGTAGCAGTCAAGAATGTAATTAAGTTAGCCAAGCGAGAGAGGTTCGATAGTGTCCTTTGCGTTGGCGATGAAATCGATTTTCAAACAATTAGCCGTTGGGCTGAGAAAACACCTTTGGCTTATCAACAAACTTTGGATGATGACCGCACAGCTACTCAAGAGATCCTTTGGGCTCTCACAGAGCACAGCCGAGAAGCTCATATTATCCGCAGTAATCATACTGATCGCTTATATAACACTTTATTAAAAGTTCCGGGAATGATCTCACTTCCCGAATTGCAGTATTCCAAGTTTATGGATTTTGATTCTATGGGCATTACTTTTCATAAAACATTCTATGAATTTGAAAAGGGCTGGATCTTGGCTCATGGCGATGAAGGCAACATGAATCCCAACGCTGGACAGACTGCCCTTAATCTTGCCAAGAAGGCAGGAAAGAGCGTGGTTTGTGGTCATACCCACAGGCTAGGTATGTCTGCCTACTCAGAGGGGCTCTACGGGGCTTACAGACCCCTTTACGGGGTTGAAACAGGCAACCTTATGAACAGAGCAAAAGCGTCTTACACTAAAGGCTTGGCTAATTGGCAAATGGGCATAGTTTTGATGGAGTGGGATGGCAAAAATATGAGCGTGCAAATGATCCCAATTAACAAAGATGGCAGTTTCACAGCTCTTGGAAAGTCTTATGGAGTGTGAAACAGAATATCAGCCTCGCACGATTGATGATCATATCGATGCAATTGAGGCTCTTGGCTTTATCTAATCGTTATAAAACACGCCGTAAATCAGATAGATAAAAGGCTTGATTTAGGTCAAACTTTATGTATTCACAGAGATACTGTGGATATGTAGGGAGCGACATGTTACTAGATATAAGTAATCGAGGCACAGCCTTAGATTATGCACAGCGTGGATGGGCTGTTTTGCCATTATTACCACGCAAGAAAGATCCGCACTTTGACTTGGCTCAAAGAGCATATTTATCAGCTACAACCGACCAAAAACTTATCAACTTTTGGTTTGATTATGATGACAATATCAACATTGGAATTGCCTGTTATCAATCAGGCTTAATTGTGTTTGATATTGATTATCGCAATGGTGGCAAATTGTTACCAGAGTTTGAGCCGACTTACACAGTTCAAACGGGTGATGGCTTACACCTTTATTACACAGCTGCAAAATCTGATGTATTCAAAGGCAAATTATTTGATGGAATTGATATTAAGTGGAAGGGTTATGTTGCAACCGCACCATCAATCCATCCGTCAGGAGCAAGATATACAGTTATTGATGACAGAAATCCTGTCGCAATGCCTAAGCAAATAAGGGAGTGGGCAACAAAATGAAAATCAACGGAATCACCATTTTATGGTTCATGATAGCAACGGGCTTATTAGCCTATGCAGTTAATCTATGGCAAACCGAAATTTACAATCGGGGCTATTGGCGTGGTCGTGCAACGGGTTGGGATATGCACCGCAGAATGATTACCATAAAACAGCAGTCAGACGAAGTCTTTGATTATGACAAAAACTGAGCAGTTATTTGATGAGGTCATTACTACGATCCAACAGCGTGGCAGTGTCTACGGACATCCTTACTATAACCACAAGCGAATTGCAGGTCTTTGGTCTGCATATCTCGATTTCCCTATTACACCACACCAAGCTGCATTATGTATGGCACTCGTCAAGGTTTCTAGGCTTACTGAAACTCCAGACCATGAGGACAGTATCAAGGACTTCATTGCCTATGGGTCTGTATATAAAACCGTGCTCGATGCAGTCAAAGATGAAAACTGGGAGGATTAATAATGGCATTTAATCTAGAGGATTACGAGGATGTGGCTACTTTGAACAAATGGTTCATTGCCAACTATCCAATGGGTCGATCTGATATATCAGTTATCAGTCACGATCCTGAAAAGGGTTATATC